TGAGCCTTAGCTATATTAGGTACGTTGTCGTATAGTCTTAGTATTTCTGAATCAGGTAAAAGAGTAAATATCTTTCTGTCATCAAAGGTATATGTATAGTCTGTATTATCAGAATACCCTAAATTAGACTTGTCAAGAAACTCTATAACCTTTATATTATTAGTTGTAGACTCTTTAAATAAAAGCTCTATACCTGTGACTAAAGAACTTCCTGTATTAAAAGTTATTATTGCAGCGTTCTTGGTATTTTTCATACCCTCATTTAAATAGCTGTTATAACTAAAGTCAAATGATGAAGGTGTAAATGCGTCTTCACTAAACTGTGAAGTTGCAGAATATTGATTATCGTTATACTTATACCTATAAGCAAAAGATATAAACCTTTCCTCTAAAAAGTCGTCTTGTTGCCCTTGAAGATTTAATGTTTGAATAGATGGAGCTGCGATAGGAGGTCTCTTAATTACCAATAAAGCCTCAGCAGAAAAACCATCAAAGTAAGAAGGTGATGAAGCGGGAGCATTGTAACTCCTGTTTATATTTATATATCTAGGTGGATTTGTATTGTCTGTAAAAAACAGTAAATCATCTATTAAATTTACACCTGTAATTAAATGATAAGGACTAAAGTTTAGTGTGGTTTTTAAGTTAGTACCGTCATTTGCACTTACTACATTATAATTTGTGTTGGCAGTATTAGTATTATAAGAAACTATTAAGTCTAGTTTATTGGTTGGGCTATTTGTAAAAGCTGGGTCATGAACAAACCAATATATGGTCTCGTTAGCCCCATCTTCAAAAGCTCCAATACACCTAGCATTATTGCTTAATTCGATATTATCAAACATTAATGTTGTAAGAATAGTGTTACCCTTAGAGTTCTCTACAGAACCAACTTCAGAGCCTTCGGTAGAACCAAGTCTTACATTTAACGCATCAATATACTCACCATTTGGAACAAGCCTTTCATCAAGGCTTTTGTTCATACGGCCAGCAATAAAATTTCTTTGAATGTTTGCCATCTTTATTTAATCCACTTATTCTCTCCTCTAAGATTCATTAGTAATCTTCCAGGATGAATATTGCTTAATCTAATTTTTGCATTTCTAAGTAAAGCTGATTTTCTTTTTCTAGCTCTATTGATAATATACTCTTGAACATTAAATTTGCTATTTAAAATAGCATACTCAATATAAGCATAAACATAATCTTCAAAAAGTTTGTTTACTGAAACTTGAGAATCATCTCCTCCTTCCATTCCATCAGAGATGTATTCTAATATACAACTTTCGTTAAGCATTGTAGAATCAAAATTTATAACTCCTGCTTTTTTATCTATCCTAAATGTAGGATTTATATTAGCGGTTTCTGTATTTAAACCATAACGCGCTCCGATAGTATAATCTGCATACCAATTTGCTTGTGTGTCAGCAGGTATTTGGTCGTCAGCATTATTCTGATTTAAATATATACTGTTTTGTTGACCGTTTTTTCTTTCAGTGTCGAGCTGAGATTCAGTAGTAATTACAGTTCCGTCTGAGTTAAATGTTAAAGTTCCTCCTGCACCTTGCAAGTATGATTGAGCAGAGTTAACTTGAATGTTCTCATTCAGAGGTCTAAGCCAGCCGTCTTTATATAAAGATATACGAATCCAGTTTACATAATCGTTAGGTAAAACAAAAGTAAGATTATCAAATACAGTTAGCTCTAAAGCTTTTATTTCCATAAAAGCATCATAATTAAGTTCCTGTATCCCACGCTTTGCGTGAAACAATATCTTGTACCTATCTTCGTTATTAACTAGCGAATGGTTTCCAGAATACATTAACTGAAAATTATTTACTATATCTTCCAAGCTTACATACTGGTAAGACCCCCAATTTTTATTGGTAGGAGCCGCTCCTGCATTTTCGTAATATTGATATTGTGATAAATATGCCATACTATTGTTCTTGGTTTTCTTGTTGTTCTATAGCTTGACCAAACTGCACCGTGGCTATCTCTCTAATAGACATACCTGCGTATTGTAATATTCTAGCCACTAAATTATTTACATCATCTTGAGGAAGTTCAAAGTCTTGATAGTCTGATTGAGACTGGTCAAATATAGGTTCTCCTCCTGTAAGTGAAATATAGGTCCATTTAGGGTCTTTTGGGTATCTAATATATTGCGATACCACTCTACCTATTTGGCTTACAGAATCAGGATATAAGGTTAATATGTTTCCTTCTTGAGTATAAGCAGGAAAAGTAGTGTTAGGACTAGTAAGCATTGATTTAGTAAGCATAGTTATTTTACTATGACTAACTGGCTCTGCTTCATTTTTTAAATCAGCCTTCTTATAAATAGCATAAGGGACACCTGTTATAGTCAAAGAAGCTACATTCAAAACTATTGTTGTTTGATTTGTAACAGAAGCCACTTTTAAATTTGTAACTACAGAGTTTGACAATACAATAGAAACAACATCTCCTGCTGCCACTCCATCTGTTTGAAATGTTGCTCCTGAATCTATTAACTGCGTATTACCTCCTCCAGTAGATGTAGTAACTCCTGAAGAAGTTACGGTACTATAAATTAATATTTTATTTAATAAATAATAGTCTGAACCTGTAGTAGCTGGTGTAGGAACTGTGTATTCATTTAACATACTTTGAGACAAGCTTGCCGTGATTGAAAAAGTATCTATTACTTCTTCATATCCTCTTTGAATATCTGCGTATCCAGTTCCTGATACTCTCCCATTTTGTTTATTAATCTGATTATTATATGCTATAAAATATTCATCAAAAATATCTAACTGTGCTTGTTTTGCAAACAAATTAAAATCTGATGGAGATATATAGCCGTAATTATTCTTATTAAGTATAGCAAGAACTGTATTTCTAACAGCATTTATCATCGCTTTCTTTTTTACAAAGATAAGCAAAAAAAAAGAGGTCAATTATTTTTGACCTCTCTTAGCAATCACTAATCTTCTAGTAATTTTTCTAACATTTTTAAAGACTCTATTCCGTCATCACTCTGTAAATATGACGATACAATATACATAGGGTCTTCTCCAAAGGGCACGGTCAACATCTTCTTTTTGTTTGATGATGTATTAAACCATACTTCTTTTTGTTTGTTCCTAAACGATAGCAATCCTTTATCAAAGAATAACTGTACATTAGAATGTAGCTTTAACATAGGGTCATTAACCATTTTTAAGAACGTATCAGGTTCTCGCTTAACAAAGATTAATATATCTCTACGAAGCTCTGCTGTGCTCATTTGCTCTGTATTTCTTCCTAGCAAAACTCTGGATATAGTTTCCACCTGGTCTACTGAAAGCTTTCTAGCTTCAATAAGAGCATCTGCCTCTATATTTAATTGTTCAATTTCTGCTGCTGCATCTTTTTCTTCATTCACCTCAATAAATTTTTTACCATTCAATGGGTGATAATATAAAAACTCTTGCAATACAGGATTGTTTTTTGGAACTGATAAGAAACCATCTACAAAGTCAATAGGTTCTCTAACTACTTGTCCATCTTGCTCATCTTCAAAACAAGACCTTTGGTTAGGAGAATATCTCAACACTCGGTTGATTCCTTTGTCTTCGTCAAAATGTAATAAGGGTTGTCTTCTTGAGCCACCTGAAGGTAATAAAAAAGATATTGGGGCTCTATCTCTAGTAAGTTTGTAGACCTTGTCTACTAATGCATTTTTTTTCATTATATATAAATTTAATTAGATTTAAAAAAAAAGGGAGGCGGTTAAACCTCCCTTAGTAATAATACTACTCTTGGAATAAGAAGAAGTTGTTTGCACCTAACGTACATACAGCTCTCTCAGACAAGAAGTGTACTTCCATAGCATCTAAGCTAGAAGTTGCAGCACCGCCAGCAGAACCTGTAATCCAAGTTTTGTAACGTCTGTCTTCTGTTTCAGAAGCTCTGTATCGAACATGCAAGAATGGTCTCTTCGCGTTCTTACCTAAAATCTGGTCGTATACTGTAGTAGAACCAGCTGGTACTAATAGTCCGTTGATACGGCCTGAGTTAGCTCCAGTAGGAAGACCACCACGCATAGTTGGGTCATTTAAGTATTTCCAGTCAGACTTGTAGAAGTCATATCCTCTACGGAATCCAGTGAATCCAAGGTTTAATGCCATGTCTTTGTCATTGTCAAATAAACCATAAGATGTTCCACCAGCTCCATAAGAGTT